AGATCAAGTGCAGAGACCCCTCCGCTCTCGCGGGTAATAGTTTGTCTCCGGTTCATGAAATTCTCTTCATCGAGTAGAACCCGATGCAAATCATCACGCATCTTCTCAAAATGCGAACCGACAGCTTCAACAGACACTATCTGTTCGTTGCCGGCAACCGGACGCTGTGTAAACTCGAGCCTTTTTGAACGAAGCTCAAGTATACACCCAAGTGCCCGAAGCTTTGGAATTATCTTCAGCCTCGGTCGCTTGCGACATGAACCCGGTTTCCTTAATCCTAGTCCACCCAGGGCACAAGGTAAAAAGGGATCCCGCTCGCCCCTCGTAAGAGTGCGAAGGGCGGGATCATGGTAACGACAAAACAACCTCCACAAACGCCAACCCCGGGCGGTATCAACGGCCCGTTCAATCTGATTCCAATGAGATACAGAGGGTAGCGTTTCACCCCTTGATTCATCCACCTGTACTTTGTGTTTCCCAAAAACCAAACTTGCATTCAAGTAAGGAATCTCGGTAACACAAACGGATCCTGAATTCGTCAGACTTCGATGGAAGCAAGTCGAATTAAGATTCGCATACGATGGATGACAATAGCTCTTACCAACGCTCACCTCAAAACCTAACCTTCGGCTCTCCCTTTGGAAAGTCGCATAGGCTCTATGAGGCGCACGAAACAAAATATCGTCACCATTGATCAATACGGTATTGTCCGGCAACATTTCCGCTGCCGCGACATGACGATAGGCTATTAAGTTCAAGAGACACAGAATAGGAAACGATAATATTGAGCCCATCAGCTGCCCGCGAGTCTGGATACAGTCCATCTCAGTATAACCTCGAGATAGCCTGCGACCATAGTTCAGATGATGAAATCCGAACACTCGCATCGCAACATCACAATATTGTTGAGACATTGTAGAGGGCGCGTAGACAAACTTGCCCGCGCGAAACTCTAAACGTTCAAACAAAATGGCATGGAGGATTGCAGACCCCAGAACCCCCGAGGATTTGTCGGTAGCTGCCGAAAAATCTCCGGAGATATAGTAGTCCCCTTGCTCATGCTCTAAATCAAGTAAAAGATCACCAGTAACAGGCTGCCCGATTAAACGGAAAATAGGCATTTTCCGCATAGTCGAATGAAGGCGATTTTGTATGTTTTTACAAACAAAATAGTCCACAGCCGGGCCTTTTGAAATGATCCTGCACTTGAGGGGCTCCA